GGGGAGAAGATGGTCATCGCAAGTTGGATCAAAACGAAATTCGCGCGCTCAGCATTGCAAGTGGTGGAACTGTTTTGCCTCCGACAAGTTGGGCAAAATTTATTGACAATGCAATGGCACAGGACGCAATTCTCAGTCGCGTCCGTCGTGTTGAGACTACAACTGCATTTGTTCAGCCAATCATGACGACTCCGCCAGCAATCAACACTGGAGTCGCTGAAGCAAGTCTCGGCGCGACTGAAGCAGATCCTGCTTTTCTCAAGCCATATCAGGGCACAAGTGGCACGACTAAGTACACATTTAGCCTGAACAAGATCACATCTTGGCTCAAAGTGTCAAACGAACTCTTGAGCGACACCAAGGCCGCCGCAGATATTGAAACATACTTGCGCCAAGAATTAGTCATGGGTTTGATGGATGAAGTCAATCGTCAAATCTTAATGGGCGCAGGCAGCACAGAATGCCAAGGCTCATTCAACAGTGCGAAACTTTATTCCCGCACTGCGTCGACTGGCTTTGCGACAACCAACACCATCAAGGATGTGATCAGTGCCGCTTGGCTTTCAAGCGCAAGCACCTTTTCTCCATTGCCTTATGAGAGTTGGCGCAACTGTGTTGCCGTAATCAATTCCCGCACTATGGCATCATGGGATCCATCGGCGTTCCCAATCTTGTTCCCAACTATGTCGGGATCAATGAAAGAGGGAACGACCTACGAAGGTTTGCCAGTCATCTATCACCGACTCTCCACTGGAACTCCTACGACTGGCGACACGATCTGTCACTTCTTTGATCCGAGCAAATATCTATTGGCTACGAATTTCAACGGATTTTCAGTTGCTCGATTCGACGAGTCCCTTGCCGACAACGATCAGGCATTGTTCGTTGCGACAGTTCGCGTGGACGGCAGCATTTTACATTCTTCGGGCGTGCTCAATGTGAACCGCTCTTAAAACTTTTTCACAGACATTCACCGTCGAGCGTGCGTGTCTGTTGCCCCAGCGTTGGGGTAATCGACTCTCGCTCGGCACAACAATAAGGAATTTTTATTATGGCAAACGATAGTGGATACAAGGCACTTGTAGAAAAGATGGGCGCTGTGTACGCCGAAATGAAGAAGATGTGCGACGACGCGAACGATAGCGGCGAAGGCATGTCAGACGCTCTCGAAGCGAAGTACAGCGCGTTGAAGATGCAATACGCATCACTCACAGCGCAACGACAACGCAGCGACGAACTGATGAATGTTGGCGCAAGTTTTAAGGCTGACGCTCCCGAGGCTCCTAAGCAAGTTCGACATTTGCCTGGTGCTGAGAATGCATCCAGCAAGTTTGGTCGCAACACCGACACAGACGAATATCGAAACGCTTGGGGTTCATACATTCGCTCTGGTGAATATACGAATCCGCTAGAGATCCGCGCAATCAGCGAGGCTTCAGGCGGCACAGTGTTGCCACCACTCGAGTTTCACAATGCGATCACCACTCGTCTCAAGACGATGACCGCCATTCGACAGATTGCCAAGGTAGTAACCATTGGCAGTTATGCGCGTGAGTTTGCCGTTGACGATACAGCGGGTTCTGCGACATGGGCTGCGGAAGCCGCTTCGTTTACGGAGACTGGTCAAACTTTCAAGAAGGTGACTTTGACACCTGCGAAGTTGACTGCTCTCTTGAAGGTCTCGAATGAACTCGTCGAAGATGCTCCAGCGCGTGGCGCAGGATTCAGCATCGAGTCGATTCTCACCGAGTCTTTCGCTCGTATGTTTGCTCAAGCCGAAGAAACTGCTTTCTGTGCAACTTCAGCCGTCACCTCAGGCCCGCAGAATCCTCTGCTGTCCTCAGGCGCGGGCATCACCACTGGCAAGACGACTGCGTCAAACAGTGCAATCACAGCTGCTGAAGTGATCGATTGGGTTTACTCACTGCCTCGTCAATATCGCGCAAATGCCAGCATCTTGGTTCACGATGCGACTCTCGGCAAGTTGCGCGCGCTCGGCGCAGTAGGTGGAACTGTGAATTACTTCTGGCAAAACTCTGGCGCGCTCGGCGAGCCAGATCGATTGATGGGCATCCCTGTTTACGCATCTGCCGCGATGCCAGTGATGGCGACGACTGCAAAGATCGGCGTGATCGGCGACTTCGGAAACTATTCCGTTCTCGCAGAGCGCGGAACTTACAGCATGCGCGTCTTGAAAGAATTGTATGCGGCGAGCGGACAGACTGGATATATCGCAAGCACGCGTTGCGATTTTACTGTGACGCTAAGCGAAGCATTCAAGGTTCTTGCTTGCGCCACCTAATCACTAAATTGAATTGACTCAACCCTCGGCTCGCAGAAATGCGTGCCGAGGATTTATGCGGAATGTGAAAATGATTCAAGCAGTTGCCTCAGCGACTGGCGTTCACGCGCCGGGCGAAGTGGTCGCCGTCGACGAGCGCACAGCGATCGAGTGGCTCGCACTTGGTTACGCCGAGCGTGCAGACTCTGACGATGTGCAGTGCTGCTCGCGGGCCGTTCCATGCAAGGCTGTGAAGAAGGGAGCAACTCCGCGATGAGCCGAAGCAACGCAGCCGCCGCGCTATTGTTTCGCCGAAAGGGCGACGGCTCTACGCTGAATTTAGATTTCACAGGTGGCTCTTTGGATCCCCGCGTGGTGCTGACACGATCAGCCAACACGGCGACCTACATCAATTCGTCGGGTTATGTCACTACGGCCGCGCAGGATGTGGCGCGCTTCGATTACGACCCGACGACGCTTGCGGCGAAGGGGTTGTTAATTGAGGGTCAAGCAATAAACATTGCTTTATATTCTCAATCCATAAATTCAAGTATTAGTCATTTAGTTGGCTCAGGTACTACATTAACCCAAAATACAACTGAAGTTTTAGACCCTGCAAATGGTAATACCGCTACAAAAATTGCACTCACTGCAAGTACATACTGTTCTCGGGCGCAAATAGTTGCAGTATCAGGATCAACTCAATATACATTTAGTTATTACATTAGAGGAACGCCAAGTAATCAATGCAGAATATATTCATACGCAGGGTTTAGTGGCGATTTAGTAACACTAACAAATCACACATATACTACAAACAGTTGGACAAGAGTTACAACTACTTTTACAACTAACGCCGCAACCACGGGTATTTATGTTTATATATGCAGCCGCACTGCAGCAGCATCACCAGCTGAAGTAATATATGTATGGGGCGCACAACTTGAAACAGGCACAGCCGCAAGTTCCTACATCCCGACAACCACGGCGCAAGTAACACGCAACCCCGATCTCGCATTGATGACCACCACCAACTTTTCAAGTTGGTTCACAGGTGGAACTACAGGCACATTCTTCGTGGATTTCCACGGCGGCGTGCGCGGGATTACTTCGACTGTGCGAAGCGTGATTTCGACTGATGACATAGCCACAAAGCATTTGCATTTGCAACAGGTAAGCGCGGCGGGTGCGTTGCGAGTTGGTGATCGTAATGCAAGTCCCAATTATGTAACCACTGGAAATAGTTTGACAAGCGGCGCAAGAACTAAAGGCGCTTTCTCTTTTGCTTATCCCGGCACTGGAACGACATCAACAGTCAATTTGTCTTTAAACGGTGGAACTGTTGCGACATCTTCAGCGTTGTTGTTCAGCGTCGCGCCGACCTGGCTTGTGCTTGGTGGAACTAGCACCGATGGCTCAACGCTGACGGATTTAACCACAGTTCTCAACGGCAGTATTCGCCAAATCAAGTACTACCCAACCGCGCTTACCAGCGCGCAACTGATTGCGATGACCACATGATTGACTATTTCCTACGCACATCGACCAAGTCAAATATGGAATCCTGCTTGCTTGCAGCGGGTGTCGCAACCCGCAACGCCAGCGGCGACATCATCGGGCAATGGGACGGTGGCCGCGTGGACATTGATTTCATCGGCAAGATTTACGGAATAGTTGATAAGGAAAGCGTAGTGCTTGACGACCGCTACCACGCCAACCTACGCGTCTGCGGTGACCTACTAGCGCAAGACCAACTAGATGAACTCCCAATCCTCGACCCCGCACCGACAACTCCGATGAGGGTATTCGCATGAGAGTCAACACCAAGATCACAACCGAACCAAGTTTCGAGCCGATCTCAACTGCGCAATGTCTTGCGCATTTGCGTGTGTTTCATTCTCTAGATACCACATATATCCAAGCCAGCACTGGCGGGTCGACATCGATCATTACAACAGCCCGCATGATGATCGAGAACTATTGCGGCATCGCAATCCCGAATACGACATTCACATCGGTCTACGACGCATTCCCACAGAACACGCCAGTCCAAGGCTCAAGCGGCGAGATGTACAACGGCTCGTCCTACGAGATCGCCTTGCCGCGCTCGCCGCTGGTCAGCGTGACGAGCGTGCAATATGTCGACACCGACGGCAACACACAGACGCTGTCAGCGTCAACCGACTACACCGTGAAGTCATACAACGGCATTGGACGCATCCAGCTGCTTGACGGCAAGTCATGGCCGTCACTCGTCGGCGGCGGCGCAGGAGTCGTCACAGTTGTCTATGTTGCGGGTCACGGCTCCAGTGCAACTGCGATCCCGATCGCACTCAAGCACGCCATCTTGATGCAGTGCTCGACGCTCTACGACTATCGATCCACACTCGCTCCGGGTCAACAGTACGAAGTGCCCGGCACGATCAAGGCTTTGATCGCTCAATACAAGAGCGGAGAATATCAATGAACAGCGGGATGATGCGAACTCCGATGATCATCGGCGCACGCACGCAGACCCTGACTTCATTTGGAACACCAACCTACACCTACACCGCTGGCGACACCATCTTCGGCGAGATCAAAGACTCGAGCGCGGTGGAGAAGACCAACCACATGGCTCTCAGTCAGGTCGTGACGCATCAGATCACAACCAACTTCTACCCGGGCATAAAGCCATTTGACCGCTTCACAGCGAGCCTGAGTCGCGGCACTAACGGCACGACGATCTCCACCACATTCGAGATTGTCAGCATCGTCGACTACAAGTCGGCGGGTCACACACTCACCATGCAATGTCGAGAGGTGCAGTAATGTCGAGCGACGGCAAGATCATCAAAGGCTTGGATCAGTTCCTTGATCAGATGAAGACCATGCGCACCGACGATCTTTACAAGGTTTTGAAAAAAGCCGAGATCAAAGCGTTGACTAGACCGCGAGACAAACTTGCAGGCTTGTACGGCACATACATTGGCAAGAACGACGACAATCAGACCGAGGCTCAAAAGTCGTGGCGATGGCGTGCAAATAAGCATCAGCCGATCCATCCGATCAAGGAGAGCCGACTTCGTATCGCTCACAATATCTACAGTCACAGAATCATTCCATACGAAATCGGCAAGAACAAGGCCAGCGTGTGGAGCCGCATTTGGGGCTATACGCAAAACTCCTGGCTTATCGAGCACGGTCGCTACAAAGATCCCGCACGCGCATACACAGGCTGGAAAATATTTCAATATTTTTTCAAGACTCACGGCGCGGCAATCAACGCCAAATTTACTGAGGATGTTGGATACGGACTTGACAAAGTATTCAAGCGCATCGCAAAAGAAATGAACAGGGCGGCACGATGAAATTCGTAGAAGCCATCCATCTCGCTTTGCAGCAGTCTCCAAGCGTGATCACAGGTCTTGGGTCTTCGACCAAGATCTTCCAGTCGTTCGTCACGCCAGCAACCCCAATGCCGTTCATCGTCGTGAGTTCACAAAGCGATGACACTGCGAGTCCGACACTTGTTGGAGCCGACCGCCTGCGGGTCGCCACAGTGACTGTGGATTGCGTGCACTCGTCGCTCGTCTCTGCGGCCAACATTGCAGACCGCGTGCGGGTCGATCTCTACGCGGCAAAGGGAACACTGGCGACCTCAACCAACAGCCCGATGACGATTCAAAGCATTCGCATTGATGGCATGAACATGAACTACGACCTTGGCGGCGAAGGCACTGAACTTGGTGCTTTCGTTTGCAGCGTCACTCTGAAAATTTATTACATCGCATCGGCTCCTTCTCCAGTTGCGTTAACTGACGGATCGCAGCCATAACACAGAAAGAATAATCACATGGCTCAGTTAATTAGTTACGGAACAACATTCAAGATTCTCGCAAATCCTGCGAATACTTCGGCTGCACCAACTCAGCAAGACACAGTGCAGACCACAAGTCTTACAACAGTCGGAGAGTGCACCTCACTCTCATTTGATGGGGTTGCTCAAAGCACCATTGAAACCACTTCTCTTGCTTCAGCAGTAAAGATTTTTCAGGCTGGTCTGCTTGACCCGGGTTCCATCAGCGCAGAAGTGAACTACGACAGCGACGATGCAGGCATCTTGGTTTTGCAAACCGCTCTCACTAGTCGTCTAAAACAAAGTTATGAAATCTTTTTTGGTGGTTCTGGCTATCAATCAACCAAGATCACTGGCATCGGCATCGTCACATCTCTCAGCATCAAGGCTGGTCTCGACGCTGTGATGACTGCGTCATTCACCATCAAGTGCAGCGGCGTGTACACGATTACCCCAACCACCTAATCGAGAACCCAATGTCAATCCGAGAACAACTACTTGCACTCAAGATCCCAACCGCCACCGTCAAGGTTGCGGGCATTGACGGACTTATCTCGCTTCGCGGCCTCACAGCTGGCGAGCGGGACTCATGGGAGCAGTATGTGTATTCGGAGCGTGACATCAAGAAGGGCGTGAAGAACATCCGCGCCAGTCTCGTCGTGAGGTGTTTAACCGACGAGGCTGGCGTGAGACTGTTCACGGATGCAGAGATTGCAGAAGTAGGCGCAATGCCCGCTTCGGTGATCGATAAGTTGTACGAGCACTGTCAACGCCTTTCGGGACTTGGGGCAAAGGACGCTGAGGAACTCGAAAAAAACTGAGATGCCGCAGCGGACTAAGGCTGTTTATGTTCACGCTTGCGGCTGAATTGAAAATGACTGTTGCCGAATTAGGAGATCGAATGTCATCACGAGAACTCCAAGAATGGATCGCATATCAGAGCATCACAGGATGCCTCGACTCACGCCAGCGCGGTGACCTCGGCGCGGGCATTGTCGCGTCGACGATCGCCAACTCGAACAGGTCTAGCAATTCAAAGTCGTACAGCCCGCAAGACTTCATGCCGTACTTCGAGAAGCCAAAGCAGACACCACAGCAAGCACTTGAAAAACTCAAACGACAGATGGGAATTAAGTAATGCCAGTCACAGGAAAGATGACAGTCGATCTCTACGCGAATCCTGATCCGTTCGTGCAAGGCATGAAAGCAGCCGAAAATGCCGCAAAGAAAAGCGGTGCTGGGATTGCGGGTCATATTGCCAAGATCAATGCAAAGCAGATGAAGGGTGCAGTAGGTGGATTGCTAGGTGGATTGGGCGCTATCGGGTTAATTGATGCAGGACTAAAAGCAGCCAATGAACTTGTAAAAGGTTTTAAGGATGGAAGCATAAAAGGCTTTGGAGAAACTGCTACTGCAATTGGGCAAACAATTGCTACGACACTCGAGGACTTGCCGATCGCCGGAGCAGGAGGCAAGTTGATTGCATCGATTCTTGACTCAATTGGGTACATGGGCGGAGCGATGGGACAAGAGCAACAGCAGCAACAAAGCAGAATTGAAGCAGCCGCAAAAGAAAAAGCAAATCATGCGGCTGTTCAAGCAGAAGAAGCGGCTGCTCAAGCAACACAAAAAATTGCAGAGCAACAAAGACTAGATAGTCAAAAAAAATATCAAGAAGTTCTAGCCAACGAAAACAAGGAACGACAGAATGCTGCCGACATCCTTGCGGACATCATCACTGACACAGAGAAACTCGGCAAAACAGAGATGGAGATTTTTCTAATTGATTTGAAAAGAACAAATCTGCACTCCGATGAATATCAAAAAATCGTTGACGCAAAAACGGAGCAACTGCAACTTGAGAAAGACATCAGCAAGGAATCTGAACTTCAAAAGCAAATCCAAGAATGGAACACTGAGGACTTGAAGAAGGGGCAGGAGATAGCGGATGCGGCCGCCAAAAATTTAGAGCAGGCGAATCGAGGCAACGCCATGCCGGGAGTCGACTCACTCGCAACCGCCATCGGCAGCGTCAAGGTAGCGGGTTCCGCAGACTTCTCCAAGCAGACCGAACTGCTCAACAGCGCAAAGAAGGCAAATGATATTGCCACATTACAACTTGCAGCACTCAAACAAATCGTTGACAACTCAGGAGGAACGGCATAATGGCATTCAGTCTCGTATGGCTTCAACGCACGCGCTCGGCGACATTCGACAAAGGCAAGTGGACAGCCGTTCACAGTTACCTTGTTCGTGATGCTGATGAGCAAAGTCTGACGATTGCCAACATCGTCGACACAACTGTCACAAACCCGATCACGCCGTACTTGGATTTTGGCGGCGGCACTGAATCGGTCGCGGCTCCATTCTTTCGATTCATCTCCTACACCATCAGTCCTGTTCAAGAAGGTCTAGGCAAGTTGTGGGTTGTCGACTTCAATTTTGATTCAACTGTCGGAGACGCAGTAGCAGGCCCAGTAGCGGCAGATGTAAAGACGGCCACGGAAGTGGGCTTCACAAGCATCGAAGTGCAGACCTCCGTGCAGACGGTTGATATTTGGCGCACAGGTGCAACTGTTCCAACCAGTTCAAACATATCGCTGCCAGCATTGATCGACATTGCAGGAACAAAGGTAGATAGCGCGGGCGAACCAGTATCAATGTTGCTTCCAATTCAGAATATTAGCGTGCGAAATGTGATCTACGGTCGACCTGATTACGCAACAATTTTGGCGGTGGCTGGAAAAAGAAATGTTGCTTCCTTTACTTTGGGTTCAACTGGTCAAACATTTGTATGTGCTGCAAGTTCACTTCTTTTCGTAGGTGCAAACACTTCGAGAATTGGCCCGAATCAATACGAGATCAACTATCAATTCTCATACGATCCTACGACCTACCACCTACGCCAGCAGCCGCTGCGTGACATAGACCAAAGAGCGTCGACTACCCGCGTCACACCGGGATCAGCGATTAGCGCGGCGAATCCTGAGCAGGCGAATGTTGTCTATTGGAAGCAGCCATTTCCCGATGAAGTCGCTTTCTCAGCACTTGGAATTGTGAACACATAATGAATATCAACGGCAACATCCGAAACAATTTCGGTGCTTTGAATGTACGCGCATTCAAGAAGATGGCCGACAAGGTAAACGAGCGCAATGAATTTGACGCTCGCTCTAGTCCTCCAAACATTCAGCAGACATTTGTTGCATACATCACTGGCAATGTTGTTGTGACCACAGGCAGACGGTGGAAATACACTTGGGGTCTTGCTCATTTGGATTCTTCAAACCTATTCGAGCAACGCTCGGGTGCGTCGTTGACTTACACAAATACAGGCATCTACGCATACAACACGGTCGAAGCATTGCAGCAAAGCGGAACCAAGGACGGCCCGGGACTCACACACTCAAGCATCCCTAGTGGCTTCACATTGCAACCGATCGCCACTGGAACATGCGTCCACATGCTGATGTCTCGCGGCGGTGATTCTCTTCTCAAGTTCACATTCTCTGTTGCAAACGCCATCGACGGAACCTGCCCATAATGGCTCCTTCGAAGAAGCCATCTTTGACACCGCTTCAGACGACTGTGCTTGTCGGGCAGCTGATCGGCATCCTGATCGCGCTTGCGCTGTATGCCGTCGACCTTGGTCGCCGCGATGCAGTGCTGACACGAATCGCATCGGACACGCAGGAGTTGCGAATCGTTGCGCTCGAACTTCAAAAGGCTGTCGTTCGCGGCCAATCAATCGACGAGAAACACACAGAAGCCATCGCCGCGTTGGCGTTGAAAATTGATCGGATGAACTCGAAATAATGGAGGACTTATGGAATTTCTTTCTCACGCTCTCGGCACTACTTTTTTTGGCTGTCTGCTATTACTGGTTGGTTGGCTCTGCGGTTCGGTGTTCGGATTTAACGAGGTTAAAGCGAAGTGGTTCGACAAGCGATAATTCTCGCCGTGCTCACAGCGGGCTGCTCGGCGACCAAGGAGATCGCCAGCAGCGCAAGCGTCGCATCAAGCGCCGCACACTCAATCTCTGAGCGGAGTGCGTTCATCATTACGCACTCCGCTCAAGCTGAGATCGTCGCCGCAGCCGTGACTATTAAAGCAGACGCGGCTGTCGTATTGCATGAAACAAACCAAATTTCCGTAGCCGTCTCGGGCGTAAAAGACATCGTTCCATTTTGGGCGACGCTAATTCAATGGGGTCTAGGAGCCGTCGTGGCGGTCGCGCTGGTGGTGCTGCTGTGGCAGACAGGCATCGGGACTGCGATCCGACTTGCTTTGGGTTGGATCCCGCGGCGCGTGCAGAGCGAGGCAGACCTAGCGCGGCAAGCGATGTCGAGCGAAGACCCGACGACAGTGCGCGAACTCATCGCCGCAAAGCGGGCTGCGTCGCCGCTGTTCAACGCCGCATTCAAGGAGTCGGCGAAATGAGTCTTATGGGGAAGTGTTGTTGTGGTGATGAATGTGAGAGTTGGAGTTGTAATTGTTCTACCTGCTCGCCAACCATTCCATCAAGCGTATCTGTAACATTTCCGACATTTACTCTATATCAGGCAAGCGTTCTTTGGTGTTGCAACTTCGGGTATTATATATCTCAAATTATTACTAATCCAACTGTAGTGCTTAATAAATGTACTTGCACTTCGACCGAGGCAGTTTATTGGGGTTCACAACTTATACACACTGGCTATGAATATGAAGGAAATAATGGAAGTAGTTGTGACAATTCTTTATGTGCATGCTGTAAAACTGTAAACGAAATCAAATATTATTTGGTTTCAAGACTTTTTTTTGTTTGTGGAAACACTCCGTGCGAAAATGTTTGGCGGTTACAAAGTTATGTTCTCAAAGTCAAGAGATATTCACATGATGTAAGTTGCGGATCAAGAGTTGATATTTGTCCATATTCACCTGCTCCAACTGGCTATCCGTTTGATTTCAGTTGCAGTGTAGATAACAGTCTTGCAGCAATTACTGAATGGGCTAATACTTCACATGACGGATTTCCAAACGGTCAATTCAATGTTGACTGCGGTGCTAGTTCTTGCGTACCAAGTGATTTATACAGATATAACAGCGTTTGTAATCCACTTGGCGAGTATTGTGATCCTCCTGCAATACCAAATACAGATCCTTGTACTACAGATTCTGTTGTAGTCACATGATCTCCTGCGACCACTGGAGCCAGTGCGGGATCAACGGCGGCGGCTGCTGCTCCGCAGATCACTACGGCGGCAAGCCATCGTTCGGCGTGTGCAATCAATGCTCGCATAGGGTTGTCGATGGCGTATTGATTGACAAAGACAAATCCACAATCGAACTTGCCAAGCAATACGCTCGCGCCGAACTCACGCACGCCATGCAAGGCCCGGCGAGCGAAGCCGACGCGGCGGCGCGACTCGCCATATGCATGGCGTGCGAACATCGAGCAACTGATTACAAAGGGCAGACTGACACGGTCGGTTGGTGTACGAAGTGCGGATGTAATGCAAGCCCGCGTGCTCAACTCACAATTAAGTGCACCTTGGCAGGTGTCGAGTGCCCATTAGGCAAGTGGGGCAAAGTCGAAGGCACTGGCGCAACGGTCGCCAGCGCAGTCAGTGCGGTGGCGGGCGTGGCAAAATCGATCATCCATAAATTATCGGGCGGCTAAAGTTGCAACAAATTAAGACCGACTGTCTGAAAATATGTTTAAGACTTTCCGCAGCTTATTTCGTCTTTGTACTTTAAACGCCTACAATACAACCCTTATGTTGACACTCACGGACGAAGTTCTCGCGTGGGAAGTGTGGCTAGTCGAGCAACAAGGCTACGACATTCATCACTCTAAGAACGCCGGGCGATGGGCAAGGCGATGGGTCGAGCACGCAAGCGACAAACTCACACCCGCAAGTTGCGTCGCATGGTTGAGCGCAATGAGCATGAGCCGCAAACTATCGCCGCAGACCGTGCGCAATCGCATGAGTTTATGCAGGCAGTTTTCGGGATGGCTCGTAGTTCAGGGTCGTTTAAGTATAAACCCTTGGGTGTCGATACCCGCTCCGCGTGGACGCGCTGGCGTAGGCGCAGACGCATTGACGCAGGACGAGGTCAATAGGTTGATCGTCGCCGCCGAGCGTGCGGCGCGGCATCCTGATGGCCGTATACGCAACAACGCCAACGCCCGCGCTGTGCTGTATCGATTGCTCAACGGCACTGGCATGCGTTGGGGTGAATGGCGTTGGCAGCGGTGGGATGATGTTGATCTCGAGCGGGCAGAATTAAGAGTGACAAAAGATAAAAGTCGCAGGCGTGACACACTTCCAATATCCGCAAGCGTTGTGGCAACGCTGCGAGCGTGGCGACAAGTCATCGCAGGCGAGATGGTGTTCATTGATTACCCGACGCAGAAAGGACTTGATCGGGACATGAAAAGTTGCGGCATCGAAGGTCGCGGCAAATGGCATCGCATGCGAGTCGGGTTCATCACCAGCGCATTTGAATTGGGAGTGCCCGCAGACCTAATTCAAAAACTTGTGAGGCATAAAAGCGTTGACCAAACGCACCGCTACCTTCGACACAAGGATTCGACCCTCAAAGCAGGCATAGAAATAATTTCACAATTCGGGAAAGATTTATCATCTACAGCCCTTGACAAGCAGGATCAGCCATGTTCTTCTGCACATGTGTTCAAGCCCTCCACTACTACAAATGCAGCTGATGAGTGTCCTCGCGGGGGCTTTGGGCTTGAACACTTAAACCCTCGTGGGGACTCTCATCAACTGCAATCAGACCTAGGTCGGGCTGGCGGGATTTGTAACGACAGCCCGATCGACCGTCTGATCCACTCGATTGACCAATTGGTCAGTCAGATAAGGATGCAGAATGAGCAAGGACGCAACATGGGGAGACCGAGCCGAGGACGTAATTTTGGCAATGGATCGGCTTCGAGGATTGGCCGCGAGGATCGAAGCGACAAAGCCCGAACAGGCGAGGCAACTTCGCATGGGCGCAATGGCGATTCAACTCGTCATCGCAAGCCGACTCGGCGATGTGATCCGTCTACTTGATCCAGTCTCCGAGGCAGATCCTCAGTCAGTGATGACAGCCTGCGAAAAGATCTTGCAGGGCGACCGACCGAAGGAGATCCCGCTGGTCTCGCTCGGGCAGGGAGACATGGTTCGCGAGATCCTTGAGCGTGACCTTGTAAGCGAAGTGCAGAAGTCGTCGTTGATGCAGCGAGCTGTACTTGCGTGGCGACAGATGCGAGGTGTCGCATGAGTCTGCGTCTACACGATTGCATTATTGAAAACCTTCCCGCCGAGGCGTACCACTCGGACGAGTCAGTCGGGTCTTCGCTGATCCGCAAGTTGCAGACCAGTACACCGATGCATGCCAAGGCGATGATGGAGACTCCGATGTCTTCGCCCGCGCTGGCGTTGGGTACTGCTCTGCATGCGGCAATGCTCGAGCCTGAAAATGATTTAGCGCAGGCTGTCGTGAGTCCTGATGTGGACAAGCGAACGAAAGCAGGCAAGGAAATACACGCCGAATTTGAATTGGCTTATCAAGGTCAAGGTCGTTGCATAATTAATCAAGAGCAAGCCGAGCAACTCGACGGCATGGTGATTGCGTGCCTAAAAGATTGGCGCATAAAGCACTCGCTGTCAGCCTGTAAAAAGCGCGAGGTTTCCGTTTTTGGATCGGTGGGTGGTTACAAAGCCAAAGCCCGGCTAGATGCTTGGAATGGTCACGGCATGGTGCTCGATCTAAAGACCACACGCGACCTTGCGTGCGACTTCGAGAAGTCAATCGCCAACTTTGGATACGGCCTGCAAGCGGCTTGGTATCGAGAGGTTCTGCGCAGCGTGTTTGCGACCGAAGGTCGTCTAATGCCTGACGACTTCTCCTTTGTGTTCCTTGTTGTTGAGACCACATATCCGCACGGTACTGCGGTCTATCGCATGAGTGATGAGGTGATGGACTGCTACAGCGATCGACTTGTCGAGTTGCAGAAGCAGTGGTGGGAGTGCGTGTTAAAGAATGAATACAAAGGTTGGCCGCAGACAGATGTCGTCGACATCTCGTTGCCAGCGTGGGCGATGAAGAAATTACAGGAGCAACTATGACAAACGAAATCATGTCAACAGATCAGCCGACACCGCTTGCGCAGATGCAGCGGGCAAAGGCAATCGCCAAGGAGATTGCGGCGACCGTCGGGCATCTAATCGTCAACATCCAAGGTCGGCAGTATCCGACTGTGGCTTGGTGGCAAGCAGTGGGATGGGCATTCAATGTGACATCAACTGAAATAGAGGTAGTAAAGCAGGTAACAGAGGACGGCTCGATTGAGTACATGGCGGTCGTCGCCATTGTTCGCATTGACACTGGCGAGACCGTCAGTCGTGGCTCTGCGATTGCGTCGAGCGCGGAGCGTGCGCCGTGGGGACGCTCGGCATTCTCGGTGCGATCAATGGCGATCACGCGAGCGACTGGTCGTGCGTATAGACACGGATGCGCAATCATCCCGCACTTGCTGAAGATCGAGAGCACGCCTGCAGAGGAGATGCCGATCGAGTCGGCGCAGCCCGAGGCGCGTGCGTTGCCTCCAGCTGCTGCATCTAGCAGCGGGTCGAGCAGCGTGATGGCGATGCTCAAGCAGTCAGTGCTTGATGAGCAAATCGATGGGCTTGCGGGTCAAGTCAGCGATATCGCAAGCGAATTGGGACACAAGATTTCAGCCGCGTCGGCGAGAGCCGCAGCGGAAAAGGGAAGCACATCGCGTGAGGATGTTCGGGACAGACTTGTCGCCAAGGTGGCGACTGGTCACAGCAAATCTTGGGAAATAAACACTGTCGTGATCGCTTGCAACTTGCCCGCAGTTAAGAAGGGCGGCTCGCTTAACGAGCAAAGCCTGGTCGATGTCGACATCAAGGCATCGATTGATCAGTACACATCAAAGGTCGGCAAGGTGAGCAACATTGTGAAGGCGTATCTGCCTGCGCATCCTGCGGCCGTGACGAAGCATGCAGATCCAGTGCCAGTCGACGACATGGATATTCCGTTTTGAGATAAGCCCCGGACGGCGGGCGGCGGTCACATTGGTTGCCGTCGCTCGCTTTCAATTAACGCAAGGATGCGACATGAAACTCAAACGAATGCACGACAGCGTCGAGTCGTTCTATCTAGGACTTCTCGCGGGCTTGATTGGTATGTGGTGGATCCTTTACTCGTGGGGGGTGAACTATGGAAACTGAAGTCATCAGCCACGCATATCGCTTGCTGCCGTACATCTTTGCAGAGGACGACATCATTGAGATCCGCACGCTCGGCGCGATGCGCGTGCAGAAGTGGACGAACCTCAAGGACGCGCCCGACATTATTGCCGACCTGACCAAACTCGGAGGCAGTGCAACCGACATGTACTTCGGAGCCAACCCGAGGGCGAACAAGAAGGGCGGCACGGCAAAGGATGTGAGCATGGCTCGATGCCTGTACGCAGACTTTGACGGTGGTACGACCATCGAGCAAGCGAAGATGCGCATTTTAGAATCACTGATCCCTCAGCCGACCGCGATTGTTGCCACTGGAGGCGGCGTGCATGCGTGGTGGAGGTTGTCGGAACCTTGCCTTGACATGGATATTCACTGTGCGCATCAGAAGGCACTCGCGGCTCGGCTCGGCTCTGACAAATGTATTCACGACGCTCCGCGCTTGATGCGCTTGCCGGGCTTTGTGAACACCAAGTACGACCACCGACCGCTCTGCTATGTGGCCGCAGTCGACACCGACAACACTTACTCGCTTGCGGACTTCCCTGACCCGACGGATGAGAAGTCGGAGCGAGTGAGTGTTGTTGTGCCGCCAGTGCCGAAGAGCATGAGCAATCTGTCGCACCGATTTCTTAACGAAGGCTATGTGATGCCAGCGGGTCGCCGTCAGACCATCTTCACGGTGGCGTGCGATCTTGCGGCTCGGTCGTGGGACGAGGGCGATGCCATTAAGGCGATCACGGAGCGAGCGCAGTCGCTCGGGCTGTCGCCAATGGATGAGCGTGACATCCCAAGGCAGATCTCAAACGCATTCAAAGAAACGCGATTGCCGTGCGTGGGAGAAGCGGAGACGGCGACACCAGCGGCCGCAGACTCCGCGCTCGTCATCACGCCGATATGCGAACTAAGTGCTGCGCATAAAGATTTGCGTAAACCAATTATTCACGGACTGCTGCGCTATGGCGAAACAATGAACATCATTAGTGCCCCGAAGATGGGAAAGAGTTGGATGGTTAATGCTTTAGCCATCAAGGCATCGCTCGGGCAAGAGTGGCTTGGCTTTCAATGCGCCAAGACCCGCGTACTGCTAATTGACAACGAGTTGCACGGCGAGACAACGGCGAGGCGCATACCCGCATTGTGCGATGCGATGGGCATCAACATTGACCAACTTAAAGACCTCGACACTCTAAATCTCCGTGGCAACCTGATTGACTTTAGTAAATTGGGGCCAGTGTTGTTTGACAAGATCGAGAAGGGTCGTTACGGCATTGTGATCCTTGATGCGTTCTATCGCTTTCTTGTTGCCGGCATGGCTGAGAACGACAACGGAGCGATGGCAGGCGTATACAACATGATTGACCAATGGGCTGAGAAGTTGGGCTGTTGCTTTATCATGATCCATCACACATCCAAGGGCAATCAATCCGACAAGGATGTCACGGATGTCGGCTCGGGCGCAGGCAGCATGAGCCGAGCCGCAGACACGCATCTCATCCTGCGCCATCACGAGGACGAACACCATCTAGTTCTTGACGCAGCCGTACGGTCGTTCGCCCCGGTGGAGCCGAAGGTGTTGCATTGGCAATTTCCTATCTTTAGTTGCGCAGGCGAGGACAAAGATGCCAAGCGTCTCAAGCGCAAAGGTCAGACGGATGACGGCTGGACTCCCGAGCGATTCGTTGACGAGGTTTGGGGTGACAAGACCCTGACTAGTCATCAGGCTTTGGCTATTGCCCTTGGCTACAAACTATCCGCTAACCGAGTCAAGACCCTCCGACAAGCCGCTATGGGCGCAGGGTTACTTAACGCTGAGACGCTTCGTGGGCCATACAAGAAGGTGACAATTTGTAACCCGATAACTTTATCGGAGGGTCTATCTATAGCACCCTCCAATGTATCCCCCTCCAATGATGCAGGGGCGGTAAAGAGTGGAGGGGCAGTCCTTACAGGAACTGCCCCTCCACTCAATACCGACATCGCTTTAGGACATCTCCAAAACATCGGAGGCGGAGTTAGCCCCTCCAATGTTTTGACATGACCCAAGCCGACATCATCCTTCGAATTGCCACCCGAGTCGCCGCGCTCGGGTCTGAGCGAGATGCACAGCGGCTACGGGAGGTCGTCGTTTGGATTGTCTCTTGGGAGGTGAAGGTGCGGGAGTTCGAGGCAGTCGAGGCGAGGCTGCGCCAGTGCGAGGGAGAGCGGGATCACATCCGACATCTCGAGTTCTGCTTGCAGCCGCGACTCACTCGCAACCAAGACCCCAAGGAACGGAAATTGAAATGACAACCGAAGACGAGAGCCAGCGCACAATCGCACAGACGCGGGACTTCCTTTTCTTCCTGCTGCATGCAAAAGCGGTTGAGATCAAAGACATCCGCAAGCGGGCACTACAGCTGCTGAAGCATTATCCGATATTGCCGCTATTGCGAGCGGAAGATTCTGTGAGAAAATGCATTGGTGGAAAGCGATCCCGAGAATGACGACATCACCTATGTGCTCATCGGCGGGCCGTGCTGCGGCGACACGATACAGCCTGACAAGAGCGACACGCATATTCGGCTTGGGGTTGTTCGCGGCGAGTGTCTCGACCGTGAGGTTCCGCTGCATCTTAAGGGCGAATATACGGAGGCTTTATACACGCGCATGCCCGACGGCAAGTGGGTCTATATCGGGCGGTATAGGTGGGACGGAGACAAGACCTATTTCAGCGAATCTTAATATGCATATCCATGTTGATATGCATAGCCCTATTGCGAGCGAAAATATAAAGGGCAAAATGTAGTCATGGGAAGCCACTCGCGAACCAAAGGCAAGGTCGGAGAGCGCGAGTGCGCCGCTGAACTTGCAAAGCATTGGAACTGCACGGAAGCACGACGCTCGGTGCAATACTGCGGCGACGCTGGTGATGCGGATCTTAAAGGCACGGGCAACATCCATTGCGAGGTCAAGCGATATTGCAGAATCGCAGTCACAGATTTTTTGGAGCAGGCTGAACTCGACGCGGCTCCCGGTCAAGTGCCAGTCGTTGTCTTCAGACAAGACGGCGAGAACAATTGGGTCGTGATGATGCGCGTGAGCGACGCTCCGCAGTTTGCGAGGGAGTTGCTCAATCTAATCGGGGAGAAGTAATGGCAAAGAGCGTGAAACCAAGTTGGATTGTCACGCATCACGGTCGCAACATCCACATCGTAAAAGATACAGCGTCGCAACTAAAGAATTGGGAGCGATGGATTCTTGTGTTGAGCGATGTGCATTTTGATGGCGATTGCGATCGACCAGTGCTCAAGCGATTGCTACAGACCGCAGTCAAGCGAGACTCAATGATAGTGTCAAACGGAGATTGGTACGATTTGTGTCAGGGCAGAAGTGATGCGAGGCAAGACAAAGCACGGCTGCGATCTAACCTTGCGGCGACGGCATACTTCGACGAGTGCATCGACGAGACGGCATCGTTCTTGTGCGATGAAGTGCCAGGTGCTGCGGAGCGTTGGGTGTTCTTTGGGGCTGGCAATCATGAGACATCATGGACTCGTCACCACGAGACCTGTCCAGTTTCGCACACGGTGCGCGCACTCAAAAGCAAGTGCAAAAATACACAGGTTGGAGCGGGTGGATACGGTGGATGGATGAAGGTGCAACTCGAAGCGGGTGGCAATCACTTGACATTCACGATGAAGTATTTTCACGGCGCAGGCGGCGGATTTAGCGCGGCAAAGAATATGTTTAGTTGGATCGAGTCATGCGACGCAATCGTTTGCGGGCATGATCACAACTCAAACATCATCGGCGTGCAGCGCGAGTATCTCTCGAGTCAGAACGGCGCGTATCGCGTGCACAATCGTTTCTGCTCGTTCATTCGTGTGGGCACATTGGCAAAGGGATACAAGGACGGAGCGCAAGGATACGAGGCGCAACTTGGTAGCGGCCCGAAGCCGTGCCGGCAAAAGTGGATTCGATTATTCGTCGACTACGAATTGCAGAAGGCAACCACATCGAATCGCAGCGTGATGCGACCTCGTATGAATTGGGAGGTGCTCGATGCCCAATGACTTCACATGCAAGATCGGCGGCATCATGTGGCGCGTGAAGTTCGTCAAGAGCAGCGAGATCAGCCGCACGGCTTGGGGAACATGCGATCATCCACCGGGCAGACGGCCGACCATCTGCATCCGTGCATCGATGACACCAGCGCAACGCATTGACACGCTCATACACGAGACGCTGCATGCTGCGCTGCCGCTGCTTGACGAGGCAGCAGTGCTATCGACTGCGACAGACATTGCCCGCGTGCTGTTGAAGTCGGGCC